ACCTATACTTGGTACGAAAGAGCGGGAATCACTCCACGTTTTATCGATGTCTATAACTTGACACCGTTTACGTGGCTATATGATTGGTTTACGGGTTGCGGTAATTACCTCGAACTTATGGAGGAAATTAACCATGACCCGTCACTAATCAATTATGGATTCTTTACCGTTGTTACCAAAGGTAAGGTAATCAGTGACTTTTACTCGGAATCTCTCAAAGTGCAGGAAGTCCGTATCAATGGTTCTGTGGTTAGTAACGTTTCTGGCGTTAGCCAGAATCGTCATCAATCACGCATTGAGTACGAGTGTAGAACTCGTCAGGACGTCGCTGCACTCTATGATGTGAAGCAGACTAGCGTGCCGTCTAGTTTAACGGCATACCAGAACTCGATCCTTGGTGCTATTCTTGCCCAAAGATCGGGATTTACTAGGAAGGGGTCTTTCCAGACCTCATCTTAGCCCACTTATACTCACCACGGAGACGTCCAATGCTAGCCGACCCAGTAGACGTTGCAGCCGCAGCACCCACTCCTGCTCTTAGTTTCGCGTTAGTGAAGCAAGACGGATATGGTTCAGAGCGACGTGATCAGACTAACGGTTATACCGTTATTACCAATCACGCTACTCTGAAGGGTGGTGGAGACAAACATTATCTGCAGATGTTGCAGACTGTTGTCGCCCCCGACCCTGTTACGGGTGTGAACAAGAAATACACTGCGTCTTGTTCACTCACTATCGTCCGACCCTTGACGGGATTTACCGATGCCTCTATTGTGGCATTGTGTAAAGCCCTCACGGACTATCGAGACGATGCGCAAGTCACAACTGCAAAGCTCATCGCGTTTCAGAGCTAAGTTGAACTGGCTTATCCAACAAATGGAGAATCCAGTATGGCTTACTCTGTTCAGCGCGTTGTTGCTAATGTCATTCGTTGCACTTTCCTGGCGTATCTACTGTCTATGACAGCATGTACGATTACAGGAAAGGGTGACGTTTCAATGACACAGGAGCCTGTGAAGGTTCCTGGCAGTATCGGCCCTTAGCGGCCAGCGGTCGTTAGCGGACTCGGAATCATTTAACCCCCATAGGAGGTGTATGATGAAAAGTCCGATAGCGCTCCTCGCAAGCCTCTTGACTGACGTCAAGAGGTTAGAACCTGATGTGAAAGGCCTCGATCGTGATATCATCACGATCGAGAATCGTTTCGAAAATGAAGGCTACGGTTTCCTTACCGTAGCTTTGCCTGCCTTGGATACTGCGCTCGTGAGAGGCATATCTTCCGGCAAGTTCACCTGCCCCATTGGATTTAAGAAAATCCGTGGGGGAACAATCCCGTTACTTTTTTCGGGTATGTTCTGTGAGATTTTCGATTCGAGAACTGGACTCCTTAAAGACGACACCAACTTCGGTGTCCTGAAGGCGCTTCACGGCGTGCTTCTACTCTTTAAGAAAACTCAAGTATCACCAGAATGTGAGGATCTTCTTCACAAAAAGGCGGTAAATGAGTTTTATCAGTGCGATGAACGTGCAAGTCAGGTTGTTATACCCGACAGGCATGATCATCACATTGATCGTGTTTGTCGTTACGTACTACACTCCCTCAAACAAAAGGAAGCGAAATATGCAGCGTACAAACACGGTCCAGGAGCGGTCAAAGAAGGCTTCAGATCTAACCAGAAGTGGTCAGAACTGGAGCGAGTCATTAGAAACGACTCACAACTCCCCGATTGGGCAGGATACTCTGAGTTCCTCGTTGCGGATGTTTCTCCAAGACTTGGAGGACAAAGCAACTGGTGTCTACGGCGAGATAACAGTCTCGCAGGAAGAATACCAGGAACTCAAGAGAATCTGGTCCTTTTTCAGGAAGCGGATTTCTTTGAACGTAAGCCGCGACTAGATAGTGCGAAACTTATTTCCGTCTTGAAAAACTCTACTTCAAGGCGGACTATTACCATTGAACCCATGCTGAATCAATTTCTCCAGCAAGGGCTAAGTTCCCGACTCAAATCTGCGATAGATTCGTGTCAGGTTCTAGGTAATAGCATCGCACTAACCCATCAAGAGTATAACCAAAAATTAGCTCTTGAGGGCTCTCATTACGACAACTGGGCAACCATCGACTTAAAGTCTGCTTCCGATCTTATGAGCCAAAAGCTCGTAGGACTCGTGTTCAGACAGTTCCCTGATTTCTATCAGAGAATGATGGATTGCCGTTCGCCCGTTGTAGAGGAGGCAACCAAGCCTTCCTTAACCCTGGGTAAGTTTGCCGGAATGGGTAACGCTTTAACATTTCCAGTCCAAAGTGTTTGCTTTGCGGTAGTCTGCATCGCAGCCATCTTGGATTACCAGGGGTTCTCCCCTAGTTACTGGAATGTTAGGCGCGCTAGTCGTTGTGTTCGAGTATACGGCGATGATATCATCGTTCACACCGAACACGCACAGCAGGTTGTGAGCTGGCTTCAGGATGTTGGCCTTCAGGTCAACGTCAAGAAGAGCTTCCTTTCAGGAAACTTTAAGGAAAGCTGCGGTGTCGAATCATACAAAGGAGTTGATATAACACCTTTGTATCTCCGGCACCGTCCAGATCAACAAATTGCCGAAAGTCCTAGCGTTATTGCCGGCCTTGTGAGTCTATCTAACCACATGTGGTTAGAAGGTCTTTACTCGGCTAGCACCTGGTTGAAAGACTTGGTCGAGTCTGCATTAGGAAGCAGGCTCCCCCTCGTTTCTCAACAGTCTGGTTCGCTAGGGTGGCATAGTCGTCTTGACGCTGTGGAACCACATAAGTGGTGCCGCAACACGCATCAGTTCCTAACCAGGACTTTTGCGCTTATCCCGGTTAAACGCCAGGATAAGTTAGACGGGTATGGTGCTTTACTTAAGTGCTTCCATATGCCCCGGAAGGAGCATTCGGAATCCCACGCAAGTGGGTTATTTATGCCAGACATTCTTGTCTGGGATAAAGATCACCTGAGTAAAACTGCTATACGGTATAAAAACCGTTTAGCCCGGCGATGGGTGCCATCACGCGTTGTGATGGTAAAATCCTCAATCTTTTAGACTGAGGTCAGAGAGGCTGCTTTGAAAATCCATCTTCTTACGAAGTGGGCTCCCCCGATCAGGGGGAAGTATATTTTCAAACAAG